ACAATGTATCCGGGAAGAGGAACAAAACCAGATCATGCGGATGCCGGAAGAAGGAATGGCTGCTTGAGTGGAAAGTCATGCTCAAGGAAATCCGCAAGGGTCAACAAACATGGAACAAGGGGAATCATAGACGCTGCTCTCCTCTCGGTCGCACACCCTGGAACAAGGGAAAGGTGAAAGTCAAATATCCTGATGGAAGGTCAGAATATGTGGAGGTTAAAAAACAACTACCGCCGAATACAGGCGGAATTAAATATGAAGGAGAATGAGATGAAAAAATTATGGAATATTTGGGTGTATGTTTTCCGGTTCAAAAGAAAGGGATATACCTTCCACCGTGGTTTCTGGAGAACATCATTTTCTAAGACAAGTTATGTCAAACCTCACTGGAGAAAATCGATTAAAAAAAGGGAACCATGACTAAAATTGAACAGATTATTCGTAAGCAGGAAAAGCCAACGCTAAGACACTGGACCGGTAGGATGAAACGATTGTTTCCGAAAGGTCGAAAATGTCTAAATATCTGACCCTGGTTGAATGTGAAAAACTCACCGGGATTCACATCGATACCCTACGGAGAAATGCAAGGAATGGCGGATTGATTGCAGATCGGACGGGCGGGGATTTAAGCGCGTGGAGGGTGCGTCCCAGGGATCTTGATGCATTTGTGCAGAAAAGGAAAACGGGACCAAGCTTTGATATTTTCCCTGGTGGGTTATCCAGGCGGAAGACAGGGAAGGATGCACCGCCGGTCACCCATGATCAGATCGATGTTGCCATGCAGGAATTCCTGGCCAATGGTGGACAGGTAGAATGCCAGACTCCAGAAGAGGAAAAAGAAAGCACTCAGCGGGTACGTATCAATACGCCTTTGATCGAAGAGGAACAATGAGCTGGATCAAATGTTATGAGGGGAAAAGATGAGTGAAGAAATAACGGCAACAGACGCCTGTAAGATTATCGGCTGCAGCTACTGGACTTTCCGTAGGCAATTTCATCCAAGGCTGGAATCCAGAAAACTTTATGGCAAGACTGGCCCATGTTTATATCAAAAAATCCAAGTGGAAAGGTTGAAAGATGAGCTGGATCAGATGTGATGACTGCCAATTTATGTTTAATACAAAAGACGGCAGGGAGTGGAGTGATGTTGCAGGAAATATTACTTGTCCAGATTGCGTGGAAATTGTTGATGAAATGAAACAAGTCTGGGAAGAAAACCCGGATATTCGGTTCCAAGTAAATTATGAAGATGGGGAATGAAACCTAAACCGATCTGGCAGTTCAATCCAAAAGAAGATGATCCCGTGCCGTTCAAAGCAGATATTCTGCACCGGGGATGTGTCCGGTATGATCCCCGGAAACTGCTGCGTAAATTACAGAAGGATATAGCATTTTTAACACACCCGGTTAAGAGGAGGGAACATGACTGACAAAGGAATCTATGATCTGTTTTATGACATCCTGCGGGAACTGGCTGATATTAAAAAAAATCAATGGTCAAAGGAAAGTCAGGAAAAGTTGGTTGAAACCTTGATTGAAATGGGGTCGCTGATGGAGCAGCAAACCCAAGTGCTTGAGAAACATGCGGAATTTTTAACCCGTATTGAAAAATATCTGGATGAAGAAGAACCAGTACCTGAACCATTGGTGAGCTGATGAGTGATTGGTTCAAATACTACCGCAGCAGCGCGGACCATCATCTGAGATCCAAACCCTTCATCTGGATCTATTGGCTGCACTGTTTAGAATCTGCCGCCTGGAAGACTCATGATGTGTTTTGGGACCAGAAAGAATTCTGTTTGGAGAAGGGTTCATTCATCACTTCTATGCATCGTGACAGCACCAAAAATGGCCTTTCAATCGGTCAAATTCGACACTCCAGAAAGGTGTTGGCCGAATGCGATATGATTTCTGTCAGTACGACAAACAAAGGAACCCTCATCAAGGTCAGTAATTGGAAGGCATTCCAGAAGAAGCCAGAAGACGAAAGTGCAAGCACACTGCAGGCTGATGACAAACGAACGACAAACCAACGACAAACGAACAACAAACCAACGACAACAACAGAAGAAGGTAAAGAAAGAAAAGAAGGAAAAAGAAGGAAGAAGATAACTACTGCCGCGCCAGAATATTCCGAGGTGTTTGAAAAGTTCTGGACCGTCTATCCAAAGCATGAGGATAAGGCGGATGCTTTTGAATTATTCCAGGAGCTGGAAAAAAACTACTTCCCTAAAAATGAACTGGAAACGGATCTGCTTAAATTTGCTTTTGCTTATGCTGCTGAGTTCAAAGGCGCCCGGAAGAAATATGCCAAAAAGGCAAAATACATCCTCCGGGATGGTGAATGGAAATACTGGATGGAAGGGGCGCCCCAGGAAAACACACCTGTGACCAAGACTGAACTCAAACCAACTGCCACAGGCATTGCCACCCTCAGTGCCTACACCATGATGGCAAAATCAAAATGCCCAGGCATTGATCCCAAAGCAATCCGTGCAGCATTCGACAATGGAATGCACATCGATCAACTCACCAAGAACCATCAACCCACAACCCAAGCATGATTGAAAAATACTACGATACCAAACAGGCTGCTGCATTCTATGCCAAGAATTTCAACATCGAAATATGTGAACGGACCATCCAACGATGGTGCCGATCCGGCAGGCTGCAAAGCATCAAACCAGGGAAATCTAGGTACATGACCAAGGCTAATCTGATTGAAGCATTGACACCGGTTGCAGAAAAAGTTTGACAATCGCATAAAGTGTTCAATAACCTCGCAATTGAGATGGTCCCCGACAACCTGGAAATCGACCCAGGCATCAGAGCATGTCGTCGATTTCGGCAGGTTTGTCTTTAGCAGCCGAGGGTTGTTCCCTCATTCCCTTGAGCCTCGGCTGCATCACAAAACCACGGCAGGATGCTATGGATACGATTCAACCTACCACACTGGAAAAATACTCCGCTGACGATTGGGATGATGTCTTCACCCAAAACTCTGATTCAAAATACCTGAGGGAATACCACGTTCCAGATTGGGTGATGAGGTCCGCCATGCAGTATCACTATACCCGCCCAGATCACAATTCTAGAACCTGGCTGCGGTATTCTAAACCCCTCAAAGATCGGTAGCCATGGGCAAGAAGTGGATTCCAACTGACAAGATCCTCAAGGATATCGAACAGATGGCCATGTCAGGGTTGGATGAACAGGACATCGCCTGGAATTTGGGGATTCATCCGACATCATTCAGTCACAAGAAAAATGAATATCCTGCAATCGAGGAAACAATTACGCGCGGATGTGCGCAAGGAATTCGGCGGGCCACCTCTTCCCTCCTGAACCAGGTGGATTCCGGCCACCTAGAAGCCACCAAATTCTTTCTCAAGAACCGGCGCCCGGACACTTGGAACAACGACATCCAGCACCAGGCCAACATCCAGATCAATCTATCGAAACTCAACGATTCGCAGCTGCTCGATGAGCTGCGCGGTGATCCTACGCTGCTGAACGCCGTCAGTGGGAAAATACCACAGGCAAAGCAGATCGATCAATCACACATCGATCACCCTTGAGTATCATGACTGGAATTAACCCAATGATTTCAGTGACATCAGATAGCGCGCTACGGTTTGCATATCCGGTGCGCCCAAAGACTGAGCAATTGGAAGGGGTTGCCTTAATGTCGTTAAAATGGGGTACAAAACGGGGTACATTTTAAATATGAAAACCGCGGATCGTTGGAAACAAAGGGATCAGGAGGAAAATGTGGCTTCTAGTACATCTGCCACATTGACATCTGCTGGCATCAAAGAGGGCCAGGATGGAATCCGGGTGCTGTTTCGCAGCCCAGAGCCAGATGATGCAGCACTGGGATTGGTCCTGGATGCCTGGACCAAAGCAGTGGCAGATCATTCCCCATGGCAGTGCAACCTTAGATCTGATACATCAGCTAGATGGCAGGGACGCCTGGCCAGCGGCGAAACACGGCAGGGGGGTACCACCGCGCCGATACCCCGCCCCATCCTCGTTTACCACCACGACATTCTCCTCAAAAAACTAATCCCACATACCGACATTACGTTAGCCTGCGACCCTGGAGATCCGGACACGGTTTGGGGATGGGTGTGCAGCGATCTGCATTGTTTACATTTCATCTATGTGAAGAATGCCTTCCGTGGGTTTGGAATAGGGCGTTTGTTATTAGAGGAGACCGGATTACTGCTGGAAAAAAAAATAAGAATATCTCACCGGACCCCGGCCTTGTATAGCCATTGGCCTGGCGTTCATTTTATGTGGAACCCTTATCGGATGATGATATGGAATTAAACCAAGTCCATCTTGCGCGTGTCCTGCAGATGCCAGGCGGCACGACAGAGTTACTCCAGGCTGGAGAGAAGAATGGAACAGTAACAAAGCTTACCCTGGAAGATAATATGGTGAGGGTAGTAAGGGATGTGGAAGGGATTGTTTATGAGAGATTTATCCCATTTGCAAACATTCAGTTTATAGAATCCAAAGCAGCAGCAAAGATAGTAGAAGATGGCAGGAAGTCCAAAAAAGCGGGCGCGTCGGGAAGCAGCAAACGATCTGCAGTGGAGCAGGGAGCAAAGGCTGCTAGTCGAGGAAGCAGTAAAAAGAAAGCGGGGTAGGGAGCAAGTCCGGGAAAAGCTGGTTGGTCTGGGTGAGGGTTTGAGTGAGAGTCTGCATGAGAAGCAGCTGGAATTCTTTTTATCCGATCATCACAAGAAGCTGGCGAGGTGTTCCAGGCGTGCAGGCAAGACTCATCTGGCGGCAGTGGGATTAATCACAGCAGCCGTGGGAATGGATAATCTGCTGGTGCCTTACATCACGTTATCGATTAAGAATGCACGGCGGATTGTATGGAACACACTGCGGGAATTGGAACGTGGATGGGGATTTGGAATGGAGTTTTTAGAAAACCAGTTGACAGTGCGATTTCCAAATGGATCACAGATCATTATGGGCGGATGTCAGGATGAACAGGAGATCGAAAAATTTAGAGGCCCACGGTACAAGTTATGTGTAATTGACGAATGTCAGAGCATCAAGAGTCGTTTATTGGAGAACCTGGTGGAGGATATTTTGGAGCCAGCATGTTTGGATTTGGATGGATCAATCTGGATGTTTGGAACCCCATCTGCAGCAGCAGCGGGGTATTTTTATGACATGGATCAGTTGGACAGAGGAAGCCCCTGGCAGAAGCATTTTTGGACACTTTTACAAAACCCTCATCTTCCTGGTGCCCTGGAATGGTTATCAAGGAAGAAGGAAGAAGCAGGCTGGGATGAAGGTGATGCAACCTTCCGAAGGGAGTATGAAGGAGAGTGGGTCCGGGATGAAAACTCGTTGGTTTATGCATTCAACAAAAAAAGAAACTGTGCAGAAGAGTTGCCAGAAGTCGAGTGGAGCTATGCCCTTGGAGTGGATTTGGGTTTTATTGACTCAACGGCATTCGTTGTTATTTGTTGGTCTGAAGAAGTTGCAGAAACTTATGTGGTGGAGACTCAAAAATACACAGGGTTCACTTCTGATGACATTGCAAAGAAGATTCAGTATTTGGATGCACAATATCAATTCACAAGGATTGTTGCGGATACTGGGGGGTTGGGGAAGATGGTTGTGGAGGAGATGTCAAAAAGATATTCGTTGGATATTTTACCAGCCCAGAAACGACAGAAGCATGATCACATCGAACTTTTGAATTCTGATCTGAAAAAAGGAAAGTTGTTGATTGCAGATGTACCAGAGAATGCAGATCTGATTGATGAGTTGGAATTGTTGGAATGGGATATGACTGAAATGATCAAAGGACGGTATATCGAAAAAGCAGACTGTGAGAATCATGCAGCAGACGCACTATTATATGTATGGCGGGAATCCTTGGCGTTTTTACACCAGCCTCAGACACTGGCGCCAATGATCGGGACCAGGGAGTGGTTCCGGGCGGAGGAGCAGCGCATGGAGGCAGCTGCTCTACGCCAAGTGATGGATGAGAATGAAAATCAGTGGTGGGAACAAAATGGAATGGAACCCGTTTATGAAGAGTTGAACTGATGAAAGAAGCCACCGCCAAGGCAACTGCAAGGCAGATTTTAAATAGTCCGGCAGAAGAATATGATTTGTTTTCTGAAATTCTGATGCGCGGAAGGCAACGAGGTGGATTTACTAAAAAAGAGATGGAGGTCTTGGAAGCTTCAGGATTCTTGGATCAGATCCGCCCCATTGAGGATGAAATTATTGAACCAGAACCACCGGAAGAATACTGGGAAGCATTGGAAAGGGAAGAAGAAAAAGCAAAAGCAAACCAAAGGCGTCTGAATATGATCCGTTATGGAGAAGAAAACCCACCTGCAGAAGGATCTCCATTCCGGTGGAAGCAGACCGGGGTT